ATTTAATCGATGTAAATCAAGCCCGACAAATGGAGCAACTAACACCGCTAGGAGATGCAAGTGCTACTAACGTTTAGTCAAGAAATACAGGCAGCAGATACAGAGCGCCGGATCGTATCGGGGCTTATCGCTCCATATGGTGAGGTCGGTTTTACCTCAGCTGGGCCGGTCGTATTTGAGCGAGGATCTATCGCTATTGCAGATCCAACAAAAATAAAATTACTATCGCAGCACCAACAGGATAAGCCGGTGGGCCGCATGATTAGCTCAAGCGACTCTACAGAGGGCGTTTACGGATCTTTTAAGCTTTCGAGTAGCACTCGAGGACAGGATGCGCTCGTACTAGCTCAGGAAAACCTTGTATCTGGCTTATCCGTAGGGGTCGATGTAACGGCCTCTAAGCCGATGGGAGATTACCTGCTCATCACGGCTGCCGTCCTCAAAGAGGTATCGCTTGTTGAAAGCGCGGCCTTTAGTAGCGCAGGCGTTGAGGAGATTATGGCAGCGAGAGCTGCTATTGAAGCTGCAACTAGCACAAAAGAGAAAACTACAACTATTTCTACGACTATCGTAGAGATCGAAACAGAAACCGAAAGCGAGGAAGCTGTGACTACAGCCCCAGAAAATACACCGGAGGAAACTCCGGTAGATACACCGGTCGAGGCTGAAAAAGTCGAGGCCGCTCGTAAGATCATCCGTCCATCTGTACTAGACTCTCAGCGAGTCCGTACGCCTATCGTCTCAATGGGTGCTTACACCGAGCACAAAATCAAGGCTGCACTCGGCAACGAGGACTCAAAGCTTTACGTAACCGCAGCAGATGATAGTTTTGCTACAAACCCTGCATTTTCACCAACTCAATACCTATCGGAATTTCCAACAAATACACGTTTCGGTACACCTGCTATCGATGCCTGCTCACGCGGTACTTTGCCAGCTAACGGTATGACGATCAACGTGCCATCACTCGTGACCTCAGCCGGTGGCGGTACAGGCGTAGCTCCTGTAGTAACCGTTGAGCTTGAAGCCGGAGCGGTACAAAATACAGGCATGGAAACGGCTTACCTAACAGGTACCGTATCTAAGTATGCAGGCATGAATACAATCAGCGTAGAATTGTTAGAGCGCTCAGATCCTAATTTCTATGCAGAGCTAACAAATCAGCTACAAAATGCTTACCTGAAAACGCTTGATACAACCGTACTAAATGCACTTATCGCAGCTGGTCAATACAGCTCGGGATGCGATGCAGACTCAGGCGGTATTATTGAGTTTGCTAGTGATGCAGCTCGTAAGGTTTATGAAGCTACAGGCTATTTTGCTAATAACTACATCGCTAATGGATCACAATGGCAGCTACTAATGGGCGCTACAGATACAACCGGCCGTCCAATTTATTCAGCATCTCAGCCAATGAACGCTGGCGGCTTAACTCAGCCGGGATCAATTCGAGGCAACGTACTCGGACTAGATCTGTATGTTGATAAAAACTTTACAGCTACTACTACTATCGATGACTCAGCTGTAATCCTTGCACCTGAGGCGTTTACCGTTTATCAGAGCCCTACGGCTTACATGAGCGTAAACGTTGTATCTAACCTACAGGTACAGGTAGCGATCTATGGCTATATGGCCACAATCGCAAAAATGCCTAAGGGTATCGTTAAGTTTAACCTTAACTAAAACAAACTAATAGTCGGTAGCCCTCTTAGCCCTTTGAGGGCTACCGGCCCTAGTAAGTAAAGGAGTAAATAAGTGCCAGCGACATACGTAACCGAAGCCGAGCTACGAGCCAATTTAGGTATCGAGAATTTATATAGCTCAGACATCGTAGAGACGTGCTGCCAAGCTGCCCAAGATTTACTCAATCAATTTTTATGGTTTGACTCTGCTCCGGTAGTGGGCACGACTCTACAAGATAATGTCGCTACCGTAATGGTCGCTAACCCTGCAATCTTTAGCACCGGGGACTCTGTAACCTTGAGTGGATGCGGCTCAACCTATAACGGCACTTACACTATTACCGGTACCGTGCCATGGTCTGCTGGTACTACTAATAATTTTCCCTCTATAGCGTGGAATACTTACGCCTTTAACTGGCCTAAGGGATACAGCTTTATCCAATTTGCTAAAACAGCTGCTAACGCTAATTTTACTCGCGTATTACCTTATGGATCAGCTGTAGGAGCAGACACAAAAACAAACTCTTACGCCACTACCCCAGCCATTCGTGAGGCCGCGATGATCTTGGCCGTAGATATTTTCCAAGCCCGGCAGGTTAGCCAAACCGGGGGCGTATCTATAGACGGTTTTAGCCCATCGCCTTACCGTATGGGTAATAGCATGATCGGCAAGATCCGAGGCCTTATAGCCGGCTACACCAACCCTAATACGATGGTCGGATAATGCCAGCACCTATTACTACGCTAAGAGCCTCACTAGCTGCCGCTCTTGATAACCCTAACGTTTGGAATACTTTTAGTTTTCCACCGGCTACCATAATCGCTAATAGCGTGATCGTGGCACCGGCAGATAATTACATAACTCCGAGTAATAACACTTATGCGGCTATCTCGCCTATGGCTAACCTAAAGATTATTATGACGGTGCCCATGTTTGACAACGAGGGAAACCTTAACGGTATCGAGACGATGGCTGTAGCTGTATTTAACAAGCTCGCTGCCTCAAGTATCAAAATGAATGTTGGCGCTATGAGTGCTCCATCCGTACTAGAGGTACAAAGTGGATCCCTTTTAACCGCTGATTTTTCCATATCAACCCTAACGAGCTGGAGCTAAACGATGGACCTAACACCTGAGGAGCTGGCTTTCTTGATAAAGATAGGTCAGATCGAAACACCAAAACCAAAACCAACAGCCAAGAAAGACGAGGACTAAATCGTGGCAATTTTTCTAAATAATAAGGTCGGCTTTAAGGTCGGCTCAACACCTGTAGATTTCACAGATCACGTAACAAATTTTACGCTGACACAGCAATCGGACCAGATCGAGGTAACGGCCATGGGCTCAACCTCTCATCAATTTGTAACCGGGCTCTCAGCTGACACGATTACAGTAACGCTGCTCAACGACACAGCGGCAGGCTCTATCTTGGCAACGCTACAAGCTGCATACGGTACTACTATCCCGTTTAAGGCTATCCAAGATTACACAACTGCTATTTCAGCTACTAACGTTTTATACAGCGGTACGATCTTGATCGACAACCTAACTCCACTTAACGGCGCTGTAGCAGATGAGGGCATGATGGATCTTACATTTACGTGTAACTCCAAAACCGCTATTGCAACTACCGGTACATGGTAAATCTAACTAACTAACTAAGGGGCAAAAATGGCTAAATTAAAGATCGTACGTAATGATGGGACCGAGCTTGTAGGAGAAATCACGCCTAGCGTTGAGTATGCCTTTGAGCAATTTTACAAGATCGGTTTTCATCGTGCGTTTAGAGAGCAAGAGATGCAATCAATGGTCTATTACTTAGCTTGGGAAATTACAAAACGTGCAGGGGAAGCGCCAAAACCTTACGGTGAGGCTTTCATAGATACGCTTAAAAGCGTAACCGTGGAGGACAGCGACCCTTTAGCCTAAAGCGCGATCTCCCTTTTACTTACTTAATTGCGAGATTAAGCATAAGGCTAGGGATCGCGCCTCAGGCGCTTTTGGATCTTGATAAAAATATGCTCGATGCACTAGTGCAAGGGCTTAAGGATGAGGCTCAGGAGGTAGAGAAAAGTGCCCGTAGTAGAAATTCGCGGAAACGTTGATCTGAGAAAAGCCCTACGCCGTTTTGCTCCTGATCTTGAAAAGCAACTACGTAAAGATTTAACTAATGCTATGAAACCTGTAGTAACTAAGGCTCGGGGTTTTGTGCCAGCTGATGCGCCTATGTCTGGCTGGGCTACTGGATCTTATCGAGATGGTAAATTCCCTACGTATAACGTAAGCACTATTAAATCTGGCATTACGTTTAGCACTACACCCGGGAGAGTCAATCCTTACGGTTTTAGCTCTATGGCTAAAATACAGAATAAATCCGCAGCCGGTGCTATTTATGAAATGGCCGGCCGAAATGGTCCTCAACCGTGGGTCGGGCCAAAAGCCGGAGGAGAAAGTAAAAAAGTAAGCCGATCAGTAAACCCAAATGCAGGCGCTCAATTTATTGAAAACCTGCCAGAGCTTACGAGTAGCCTCAGAGGCCGCGGTCGTTTGATTTTTAAGGCGTGGGCTCAAGATCAAGGCAAAGCCGAGGGTGCAGCGCTTACGGCTATAGATAAGGTTACAAAAGCCTTTAACGCCACAATCGAGGCTGGGCCTTTAAGTAGGGCCGCATAATGGCTATTCCTATAATTAATATTGGCTCTAAGCTCGATGCTAAGGGGTTTAAGCAAGCCGAGACGGCCACAGATAAATTAACCAAAAACGTAAAAAGCCTTGCTAAAACTCTTGGCTTGGCTTTTGGTGCACAACAGATTTTGGCATTTGGAAAGGCGGCGGTAAAAGCCGCAGCAGAGGATGAAAAGGCTCAAAAGCAGCTAGCCCTAGCTCTAAAGAATGTCGGCCTCGGTCGAGATGCTGCCGCCTCTGAGGGCTATATACAAAAGTTACAAAAAGAGTTTGGCGTCCTTGATGACAATTTGAGGCCGGCTTATCAGACCCTAGCGGTAGCCACTCGGGATACAGCTCAAGCCCAAAAGTTATTACAGCTTGCCTTAGATATTAGTGCCTCGACCGGTAAAGATTTGGCTAGTACCTCATCCGCGCTGAGTAAGGCATTTTTGGGTAATAATGCAGCGCTTTCTAAATTGGGCGTAGGCATATCTAAAGCCGATCTTAAAACTAAATCATTCGAGGAGATCACAGCCGAGTTATCTAAAACCTTTGCCGGATCTGCTACAGCCTCCGCTAATACTTTTCAAGGCTCTATAGATAAATTAACCGTCTCCTCCAATAATGCTAAGGAGATTATTGGCGAGGGTTTAATTAATGCTCTTAAAACTTTGAGCGAGGATAGCAGCGTAACCGATCTAGCTACAGGTATGGAGGACTTTGCTACAGCTATATCCGAGTCCATCCAAGGCCTAGCCATCCTTATCGCTCAAATAAAAAGCATAGGTAATTTGCCCGGTGGTGCCAGCGGTGCCATATTTGACATAGATAAATTATTTAAGTTTACGATGATCCCATATTTAAGGAGCCTTGCAAAAGGTGCAAATCAGGGCTCGGCTAATGATCCTGCCGCAGGGCTAGCGCATCTTGCTGAGCTAGAGGCCAAGTACACCGCCGCAACTCTTAAGACTAGTAAAAAACTAACGGCAGAGGAATTAAAGCAGCTTAAGGCTAAGCAACTCAAGGCAGCCATCGATAAGGCTAACCTTGCTTTAGGCAAGGCTGGCGAGGTTTTTGACCTTGAAAAGATCGGGTTACAGGCAGCTGAATTAAATCAAGCCTCACAATTAAGCAAGGTAACTAATCAAGCCCAGCTCTTACAAATCACTAATGACCTTGCTCGACTACAGGTTAAACAATCTATTTTGGATCTTGATAAGGCTATCGCTAGCCAAGATGTAGCAGCTATAACCGCTGCCACAAATAAACTTAATGCTGATCTTAAAGTGCTTGGCGTTTTGACTAATCAGAAACTAGAGCTAAGAGACATAGAAAGCATACTTAAGAGCATCCTGCCTAAGGATCTTATTAATATAGATAACTTAAACGCTGCCCTTGCTTTAATTGGCAAGATTAACGGTGCTTTAGGTGGCGGTGGATCTATGGCATCTCACGCAAACCCTATTTTGGCTGATCCAAATGCTAGCCCTAAAGGTTTCCCTACAGGTGCCGCTATAAACGATGCTCTTGCTAAAGGTAGTTTTGTGCCTATCGTGCCCGGTACAGGCGGCGTATACGGTGGATCTGGTCGTGCAGGTAATTACCCATCCTACGGATATCCCGGCTCAGATATGGGTTACGGTGGAGGATCTACTTACGTTGATATAACAATCAATGCAGGTTTTGGTACAGATCCCGAGGAGTTAGCCCGAGTCGTTGAAAATGTATTTAATCAATCTACAGATAGAGGCACGTCCACTAATCGCAGCTCTGGGGTTTATGTCTCATGACATGGCTACCCGAGTGGAAAATTATCGTAGGTACGACTGTCTACGACAACGTACTCAGCGTGACAATGGCAACAGGTCGAGACGATATAGACCTACAATGCAACGCCGGATATGCGCGTTTAGAGATCGTCAATACTAATAACCTACCTTTTGATATTGACGTAACGGATAGTTTAACTCTTGAATTAAAAAACAGCTCGGGTACTTATGTGCCTGTATTTGGCGGTACAGTCTCAGATTTTGGCATATCCGTACGCTCTCCTGAGGATATAGGTTTTGTAACAATCGGTAATATATTAGCCGTAGGATCCTTGGCTAAATTGACTAAAGCCCTCTTTCCCGATGCCTTGGCTAAGGATGAGGATGGTAATCAGATATACGACA